TCGCGAACGCTGTCGGGTTGCGTGGCTATGGATCGTCACGCCCGCACGCGATGACCTTCGAAGGCGCGATCCCGTATTCGTGGCCGTGGAACTTCTGGCAAACCGGGCGCAACCCGCTTCCCTACAACGGCGCCAGCGCGGCCGTTGAATCCTGCATTTCCGCCATTTCGCAATCCATCGCGATGATGCCGGTCAATCACTGGCGCGAGACGGACGACGGCGGTCGCGAACGCGTCATCACGTCGCCCGCCTATCGCGTCATGCGCCGCCCGAACAGTTACCAAACGCGTTCGGAATTCATCGTCAACTTGTTGCGCTCGGAACTGTTTCAGGGCAACGGGTACGCGCAAGCCGTGCGCGACGACCGCTTTCAGATTCGGGAACTGCATCTCGGGTCCCCGCGCATCGTGTCGCCGTATGTCGACCCCGAAGACGGCGCCATTTTTTACCAATTCGGTTTTAACCCGCTGGTCGATGGCGAACAAGCCTTTGACCCGGCCCGCTATGTCCCGGCGCGTGACGTGTTGCACGTGCGGCTTCACACGAACCGCGATCCGCTTTGCGGCGAAACGCCGCTGACGGCGGCGATGATGGCGGTCGCCGCGGGGAACTCGATCAGCGCACACACGGCAACCTTTTTCCAAAACATGTCCCGCCCGTCCGGCGTGCTGTCGACAAAGGACGCGATGGCGCCGGAAATCCGCGCGGAAAATAAGGCTAGCTGGAAGGAAGCGACGACCGGCGAACAGACCGGCGGAACCGCGATCCTGTATGGCGGACTCGAATGGAAGCCGCTCACGATGACCGCGGTCGACTCCGCGCTGATCGAATCCTACAAACTGACGGTTGCCGACATTGCGCGCGTCTTTCGCGTGCCGCCCGCGATCATTGGCGAACTCGGCGGCGCCACGTTCGCGAACACGGAAACGCTGTTGCGCCATTGGATCGCGACCGGACTCGGGTATGTGATTGAGCATCTCGAACAGTCCTTCGACTACCTGTTCCGGCTTCCCGAGTCGGAATGGATTGAGTTCGATACGGACTATCTGTTGCGATCCGAGTTTGCCGCGCGCATCGACGCGTTGACCAAGGGCATCACGGGCGGGCTGTTCGCGCCGAACGAAGCGCGCGCGCGCGAGGGCTTGCCGAAGGTCGATGGCGGCGACGAGCCGTTCGTGCAACAGCAATTGCAACGCATTTCCGACCGCGCGGAAAATATCCCGCTCGATGCCGGGCGCGAACCCGCACCCGCGCCCGCTGCGCCGCCGCCGCCCGCCGCACCCGCCGCCGACCCGGCGCCGCCGAGTGCCGACGAACAGGCCGCGTTCGCCGAATTCCTAGAGCGGATCATTCATCCCGTCGACGCCGATGCAACCGACTGACCGCGACCGCGTGATTCTCGAACTTGTCGGCGCCGCGATCCGCAAGGAAATCGCCAGCGTCAAGGATTCCGTGCGCGACCGCTGCGCCGAAATGGCGGCGACGCTGTCCGCGTCCGTTGCCGCGCTAGCGAAGCGGCTCGATGAATCCATCGAGCAAACCGCCGTCGCCATGCAACAGGATCGCGACCGCATGCGCCTTGACATGGCCGAAGCGATCCGCAAGCAGATTGAAGACGTCAAAAAATTCGTGACCCTTCACGACGAGGGCGTCGTCGGCGGCGTGGGCGACTCCCTGATCGCGTTGACGAAGCGGGTCGATGAAACCATCGAGCGGGAGCGCGCCGCCACGCAAGCCGAACTGACGCGCGTCATCCGCGAAGACCTGAAGCAACTCGACGAACGCATTACGGAAAACTTCAAGACGGCGACCGCCGAACTCGACGAATACGCCGAAGAACTGATCGCCGACCGCATGGAATCGTCGTTGATGGACGTCGAACGCCGGGCGATTCTGGCCGTGCAAGCCGCGATCCCGACGCCGCGCGACGGGCGCGACGGCAAGGACGGGCGCGACGGCAAGGATGCGGCGGGGGCCGATGGAAAGGACGGCGCGCCGGGGGAGTTCATCGAGCCGGTTCAATGGGCCGAGGGTGCAACTGTGTTGCGCGGCGCGCTGGTCCTGCATCGCGGCGGCTTGTGGTATTGCCGCACCGCCACGAAGGAAGAACCGCACGCGGGCGCCGAATGGGCGTTGCTGTGCAACGGCATTGCGCGCGTCGAGATGAGCAAGACCGGCGTGCGCGAATTCGGAATTGCAATGGAACTGTCATCCGGGGACCAAGTCGCGGAAGTCGTCGAACTTCCCGCGATTGTTTACCGTGGAACGTGGTCCGCGCGCGCGTACAAGTGCGGGGATTCGGTCACGCATTCGGGCGGGCTGTGGATCGCCGACCGCGACACGGACGCCAAGCCCGGCGAAGCGGATTCAGGATGGCGCCTTGCGGTCAAGCGCGGGGACAAGGGCAAGGACGGGCATTCGCTCGACTGGCGCGGCGATTGGGAACCGGGCAAGACATACAAGGCGGGCGACGTCGTGCGGTCGCCGTCGGGCATATACGCGGCGCTTCGCATCACACTTAGCGCGCCGCCGTACCGCTCCGACCGCTCGGACGACTGGCAACTGATGATCCGCGGCAACGCGGACGGCGGGGCGATGCAATGACGCCCGAACTACTCGCCGCGATCAAAATCGGCTTGTCGATTCCCGCCGACGAGACGGAAAAAGACGCGTTGCTGATGCAGCGCGGGGACTTGATCCTTGACGCCATGCGCAAGCGCACGGGCGCCGTGCTGTACCCGATTCGCCGCTTCAAAGAGATTTACCACGGGACCCGCTTCGAGGGCGCCGACCATATGGACGGCTACACGCCGCGCAAGCATCCTGTCGCGTTGCTCGAAGAACTGAAAATCAACGGCGTCCCGGTCGATGACGTGAGTTTGTATCCCGTGACGACCGACGGGCGGATTTCGTTTTACGCCGCGCCGTATGCGATTTATTCCGAACTCGAATTCACCTATCAGGCGGGCTATGAACGCGTGCCCGGCGAACTGTTCGACGCGCTGTTGAACCTGTTGCAGCAATACATCGACGCAATCGAGTCCGGGGCAATCGGCCCGTTCACGCCGTCGAAGATTTCCCTTGTCGACGTCGGGTCCCTTGAATTCAAAAGCGGGGATTCGTTTACGGATTTTTTCGGACCGTATGGTGCGGTCGTTGACGCTTTCGTCGTCGGCGCGGGCGCTGGCGTCGGCGGCGAACCGCTCTATCGCGAAACATACGACCTTGGCGAAGTCGTCCCGCCCGGACCATGAATTTTGTATGTACAAAAATGCATGATATTGACGCTGATCGCCCTGACGGGATGCGCGACGTCGCCGCCGACGGAACGCACGGACACGCTTGCGCCGGTCGCGCTGGTCACGATATGCCTGTTTGCGCGTTGCTCCGTGACCATCCGCCGCGCGCCCGCGGCCGTGCCCGTGTCCGCGCCATGTGTGAACGAATTGCAGGCGCCCTGATGCGCTTCCCCTTCCCGTTTTCGTTTCCCGAAGTCGTGCTGATCGCGGCGCTTGCCGTGTTCGTCGTCGTGCAATGCGGGTCGCGCTCATGAACACCGCTTCGCTTTTCGAAACCGCCATCGCGCTAATGATCCGCGCCGCGCCGCGGCCGATTGCCGTCACGCAACCCGACGGCACGTTCAAATATGCGTGCGACGCGACGTCGGGCGTCTTCCCGCGCGATTCGCAGTTCGTGAACGCATACGATCAAAACCGTTTGCAGGTAGAACACTTGGCTTCCTTCGGCACGCCGGAAAAATTCGACACGCTGATAATCGACTCGATCCCGAAGGCCATTCAGGAAGTGCGCCCGCGCCGCGTCGGCGCCCGGATCATTTCCTACCGTCTCATTGTGCAAGGCGACTCCCTTGGCGTCCCTTGATGCGCGCAACTGGTTCCGTGCCGAAATGGCGGCGCTGTGGTCAACGGTCGATCCCGCCGACCCGCTGTATGCGCCGTACTTTGAAACCGTGAACACGTTCAAGTCCGACGCGATGCCCGACCAATGGACGACGCTGGAATTCCCGGCCGGGTCCGGCGCGAAGTTAGCCGCCAGCATTGGGCAACCCGGATGCAAGCGCGAAACCGGGACCGCGAACGTCGTCATTGCCTGCAAGGCGGGACTCGAAACCGACGTCCCGGTCCTGATGATCGCCGCAATGATCGCGACGTTTTTCATGCAGCGCGCGCAGCGCATCGCGTCCGCGCCCGCGCGCGATATTCGAACACTGGTCCCGGCGCCGCCGATGACTCCGTCGGATGCCAACGGCCGGTTTTTTTCCGCTGTCGTCGGCGTTCCTTTCGAACTCGACACTTACGAATAAGGGGAATCCATGACTTCCGCCGATTCAGCAAGGCTTGCCATCGCAAGAATGACCGGGAACCCGCCAGTAATTCCCGCAACGCCCGCTTGGCAAGTGGCGCGGTTCACTGGCGAAAGCATCGCGTTTCAACCGACCGTCACGCAGTCGGGCGAACTCGATCCGTCCGGGCAGGTAAAAGATTCCATTCTGACCGGCGGACAAACGTCGGGCGCCGTCAATTTCGAAGTGTCCAAGAATCCGTTCTTGGAAGATTTGCTGGCGGGCGTGTTTCGCAACGAATGGGGCACGGGCGATGCGGGCACGCCGCCCGTTGCGATTGGTGCGGACGACCTGATCCCGGGATTGATCTTGGAATCGTTCGCCGTCGAAAAGACTTTTCAAGTCGCCGACGCGCCGCTGACCTATACCTATCATCGTTTCGCCCCGTCGGGCGTCGAGTCGCTTTCAATCTCGATTGATCCGGGTCAACCGATCACGGGCACGGCGAACATGACGGGCGGAACGCAAACCGTCGACGACGCGGAAATCGTCGGGTCGACTTACGATTCCGGCGGCGACAACCCGATCATGACCGCGCCGCTTGTCAAAACGCTGTCCATCGACACGGGGTCCGTCGCGGCGAAGTGCGTGTCGGCGTTCGTCATGAACTTTAATTCGAACCTGACCGCCGTCGAGTGTATCGGCACGCTGGGACCGCGCGAATTGTTGCTCGGCAAGTTCGCCGCGACACTCACGGGGACGATGTATTACAGCGACGACACTCTCGTCGAAAAATTCCTTGCGCAGGATTCTTTCCCGGTCGTCGTGCGGATGGAAGATTCCGAGGGCAACGCATACGAATTCGATTTCCCGAAAGTGAAGATAACCGGCGGGCCGGTCAACATTGGCGGCACCGGGCAACCCGTCGTCATCGACATGTCAATGCAGGCGATATACGACTCGACGCAGGGTTATACCTGCAAGGTAACGCGTGTCGCGATGCCCTGATCGTCCCGGACGTCCGGTAAGTGGCGGCGCGTGCCCGAAGATTGACCGGGTTATCGAGCCGCCACGCTCAACCCCGTTTCGGGCGGCTTCGGGAATCCGGGAAAAGCCGCCTCACCTTTTTTGAGCGAAGGGAAACAACATGGACCTGAAAGAAAAGTTTGGGACCGTCGGCGCGATGGAAACCGACGGCGTCGATGTGCATCTCGGCGGCGACGCGTTCGTCACGGTCCGCCGCGCGGGCGGCTCGAATCTGGCCTACCTGCGCGAGACGCGGCGCATGTACTCGAAGCACAAGCGCGCCATTGATGCCGGATCAATCGAGGGCGCGGAAGCCGAACGGCTGTTGATGGACGTCTATGCGGCGACCATCGTTACCGGATGGCGCGGGGTCGAACTCGACGGCGCGGCGCTTGAATTCAACCGGGCGAATGTCACGCGGCTGTTCGTCGAAGTGCCGGAAGTTTTTCGCATCATCAAGGAAGAAGCCGAACGCATCGCCAATTTTCAGGCGGCGCAAGTCGATGAACAGGGAAAAGACTCGCGGACCATTTGATTTGGCTTGCGCAATGGGGACCGCATTTAGAAAGACTGCAAGCGATAGCGGACACGGGCGAACCCGTGCGGGCGCTGGAACTCCGCCCGGAAATGGATTTTCTCGACGTGTTCAACCTTCAGGCGGCGTTGATCCTGAGCAACGGCGGCGCGCATCCGACAGTGTCCGACCTGATGGCGTTCGGCGACAAGATAGGTTTGACCGGCGAAGAATCTTTCGAGCTACTCGACGTCGTTAGGGCGGGACTCTCGGGCCTGAATTCTTGGAAGGCAGGCGAGGCGAAAAAGAAACTAGGGGCGACGAATGGCGGAAGCAACAATCAAGCTTCAAGCGGTCAAGGAAACCGACGACCTGTCCAAGTTCGTCACGACCGTATTACCCGCTGACCTTCGCGACACGCTGCGGCAAGTGTCCGCATTCGAAATCGAGCAACAGCGCGCGTTCGGCAACTACCCGTCCGCAATCATCGTCGACGGTCGGCAGCAATCCATCGAGTCCGCCAACCGGCGCGTTCAGGCATTGTTCGCCGACTCGCGCATGCTGCAACAGGCGTTGACCGAAGCGTTCGCGATGCTGCGGCAACTGACGCGCATTCAGACCGGCCGCGCCCGCCGCGAATTCTTCCTGTACGTGAATGACTCGCCGGTCGGCAATGAGGGCGCAATCGCCGCGGTGGCTTCGCGCATGACCAATCGCGACAACGCGGTCGTGTATGGGCCGGTCGTCCCCTACGGGCGGAAACTTTACTGGAACCCCGCGGGCGGTCAGGAAGGCGCCCTGCGTTCGCGCACGGTCAAAAAAACCCGCGGCGAATATCGCACCTTCGGCGGGGAAAAAATAAAGGTCAAGGTCGCCTATCGCGAACCCATGCACCGCATTGTCGAGCGCGCATTAAAACGCAAATACGGGCGCGTGCTGACGATCAAGGAAGCATGGCTATCGACGCAGGCGTTCCGCGCGTTCGGCGGCGATGCATCCGGACCGGGCCTGATGATCCGATATAAAAGCGGGCGCCGCGCGCGGGGTTCGCTATGACCGACCTAGTCACACGCCGCGTAATCGAGATTGACGCGAAGATTGCGTCGGGCGCACTGGCGACCCTGAAAGCGGTCGACTCGAACGTCAAGAGTATGGAACGCACGCTGTCGACGGCAAAGGACACGCTAAAGCAATTCGCAATCGGACTTGCGGGCGCGTTTTCAGTCGGCGCGTTCGCGGCCGGGATCAAAGGCGCCATAGACCAAATGGACGCGCTGAACAAAGAGATTCAAAAGGTCGGCATCGAGGCGGAAGCGTTTCAAAAACTGCAATACGCCGCCGACTTGGCGGACGTGTCGACGGAACAACTGACGAAGTCGCTGACGAAATTGTCGGTCAACCTGCAAGAGGTCGACGAGGGCGCCAGCAAATCGGCGAAGGCGCTGCGTTCGATGGGCGTCAAGGGCACGGATTCGCCCGAACAAGCGCTGATGAAAATCGCCGATGCGTTTCAGAAAATGCCCGACGGCGCGCGCAAGACGGCGCTTGCGGTCGAGGCACTCGGCAAGGGCGCGGAACAACTGATCCCGCTATTGAATCAGGGATCGAAGGGTTTGCGCGAGATGGGCAAGGAAGCCGAAGAACTCGGCATCATCATGTCGGGGCGCACGCTGGCCGCGGCGGAAGAATTCAACGACACGATATCGAAGATTCAAAAAGTCGGCGGCGGCGCGTTCAAGCAGATGGCGCAAGGCATGTTGCCCGCGCTGCAAGCGGTCGCGACCGCGTTTTTCGACGTGGTAAAGGGCGGGCAAACATTCGTCAACGTCGGCGACTCAATCGGGCAAATGGCGATATGGCTTGCTGAACAGTTCATCAAGGCAAGCGCGACCGTCGAGGCGCTGGGCAAATTGCTGGGCGGGGTCGCCGCCGCCGCGGTCGCGCTCGGGTCCGGCGAGTTCAGGCAAGCCAAAAACATCATGGGTTCGATGATCGCCGACATAGACAAACTCGGCGAACAGGCGAACGCGCGCATTACGAAATTGAAATCAGATTTCGAAAAGGCGAAGAACGCGCCCCTTGCCCCGCGCCCGAAACCGCCCGGCGCCCCGGGCGGCGGGATCGAAGACACGGCGAAGCATGTATCGCTGGTCGATGCGCTGACGAAGTCGCTTGGCAAACTCGAAGACCAAGCGGTCGAGGCGCAAATGGCGCTGGGACTGTTCGACCGCGGGATTCCGCTGGACAACGTCAAGCAAATGGCGGACGTGCTGAACAATCTCGAAAAAACGCTCGGTCGCAAACTCACGTTGAACGAAATGTCGGACGCGATTGCGCAAATAACCGTCGCGCTAAACGCCGCGACCGACGCCGAAAAGGAACTCGCGAGGGTGCGCGCGGACGCGGCCGACATGGCGAGGTTTCAGATTGAAATTGATCAGATGCGCGCCGAGGCGATGGCCGAAGCCGCCGCGTCGATCAAGGCCGCGGCCGACGCGGAGTTCGAGCGCTTGCAAAAACTGCGCGAGGGCGTTCAGGACGTCATCGACCCGACGCACAAACTGCGCGAGGAAATGGACGCCATACGCGAAGCCATGATGCAGGGCGAAATCGAGTGGAACGACGGCGCACTTGCACTCGAACGCATGGCGGGCGCACTCGACAAGACCGACGACGCGGCGAAGAAAGTCGAAAAGACATTCCGCGATGACTTGCTCGATGCGATCAACGGATTTTCCCGGCAGGCGTCCGAAGCCATCGTCGACTTTGCAAGCGGGGTCGAGGGGAACTTCGCCGACATGGTCAAGGGCGTGTTGCATCAACTGGCCGTCATGACGACGCAAGCGATGATCGTTTTGCCGCTGTTCAACGCGATAAAGGCGTCCTTCGGGATCGTCGGTTCGGCGCAAGGCAATGTGTTCGGGCCGGAAGGGTTGATCCCGTTCGCACGCGGCGGGGTCGTGTCATCGCCAACCCTGTTCCCGTTTGCGAATGGCGTCGGACTCATGGGCGAAGCCGGACCCGAAGCCATCATGCCGCTTGCGCGCACGGCGTCCGGGGACCTTGGCGTGCGCGGCTCGGGCGGGGAAACGAACGTGTACGTCATCAACAACGCAACCGGCGCGAGGGCGACGACGTCGGAACAGCGGCGCGCCGATGGCGGACTCGATGTGCGGGTCATGGTCGAAGACGCCGTCGAACGCGGCTTCGCGACCGGCCGGTTCGACCAAACGCTTTCGAGCAACTACGGCGTGGCCCGCCGGGGAAGGAACTGACATGGCCGCATTGACTGTCCCTTGGCCCGTTGACCTTCCGGACTGTCTCGAATCGTGGCAGGAAACCGAACGCGAAAGCATCACGCGCACGAACATGGACGCGGGTCCGCCGAAGGTCCGCCGCCGCTTCACGGCACCCATGCGCGAGATGCGTTGCACGATGGTCTTGCGCGCTGACCAGTATGAAACCTTCCGCGACTTTTTCGATATTGAACTCGCGCAGGGGATCAACTGGCACACCTTCCGCCATCCCTACACGGGCAACGTCGAATCCTTCCGGTTCGTGTCCCCGTTCGAGATTTCGAACATGAACGCGCTTGCCATCACGGTTTCGATGCTATGGGAGCAATTGCCGTATGCCGCGTAATCTCACGCCCCGGGGCTTGCGCGGCGTTCAGGATGAAGTCGAGGGCGCCGTTTTCTTGCCGCTGTTGACGATCACAATCCCGGCGCCGCCCGCGGGCGGATCGGAAACGATTTTCCGCGTCGTCCCGAATACCGAACCGATTGTTTCGCGCGGGTTGACTTTCGAACCCTGCGCGTTCGAGTTCGTCATGCCCGAAGACGCACTCGACCGCACGCCCGATTGCGAACTGCGCATCGACAACGTCGACCTTGCGATGATCGACGCGCTTCGCGCGGTCGCCGATCCGCCGTCGATCAAGGTCGAGGGCGTGTGGTCCGACGTGCCCGACTTCGTCGAACTCACGATAGAAAATTACCTGTTGCGAAATGTGCAATGGGACGTCCAGACCATCACGGGAACCGTACAGGCGAACGACGTGTTTTCGCTGGCGTTCCCTTCCCGCTATCCGACGTATGATCCAATCCAATTCCCGGGCCTGTTTGCCTGACTTCGTTGGCTTGCCTTACGGCTTCCGCGGCGCCGATGGCGGCGTCGATTGCTGGCAACTGGTACGCCGCGCGGGCGCGGTCCTGTTCGGGGTCGAGTTCCCGGACCCGGACTGTTTGTTCCTGTCGGATGCCGGGCGGGTCATGCGCGAGAACTTCGCGCGCTGGGATCGCGTGGCCGTGCCCGAAGCGGGCGACGTGGTTTGCCTGACACTGCGCGGGCAACCGCTGCATACAGGCTTGATGCTCGACGCGCGAAGCTTCCTTCACGTGTTGCCGAACTCGACGTCGCGCATCGACCGCGTGACCGATATCGCTTGGCGCAGTCGCATTGACGGGTTTTACCGATGGCGCGCCCGGTCCTAAACGTCAACGCGTTCCCGCACCCGTTCCGGCCCGATGCCGAACTGCGGGCGTCGCTGTTCGTCGGACTGACCCCGGGCGAAGTCCTTGACGAAATAGATTGGCCGGAAGGGCGCGACCGCTACACGCGCTTTTTCGTCGACGGCGTCGAAATCCTGCGGCCGGAATGGGATCACGTCACGCTGACCGGCGGGCGTGTGGACGTGCGCTTGATCCCCGCGGGCGGCTCAAGCGGAAAGCAGATGCTCGGGCTTGTCGCCATGATCGGGCTTGCGCTGGCCGCGGGTCCGCTGTCCGTGGCGATCCTTGGCGCGGGGAGCGCTGGCACGCTCGCGGCAACCGCACTCGCCGCCGGGATAACCATCGTCGGCGCGCTGGCGCTGTCGGCGCTGTTCAAGCCGCCGCTTCCGTCGCTGGGCATTGCGGACACGCCGTCGCAACAATATTCCATCCTTGCGCAATCGAATCAGTTGACCCCGTATGGCGTGATCCCGCGCGTTTACGGGCGGCTTCGCATCTTCCCGCGCGTCGCGGTCGTGCCCTATTCGGTCAACCTGTCCGGCGCGAATTACCTGCATGCGGTCTATGACTTCGGCTATGGGCCGTTGCTGATCGAAGATATCCGGATCGGCTCGACCCCGCTTGCGGACTATCAGGGCGTGTCCTATGTCGTGCATGAAAACTGGATCGCGGGCGACCCGCTGACGCTGGTCAACGGCGATCAGGTATCCGAGGGCGTCGCCGTCACGCTCGACCATCAGGGACAAACCGGCACGCGCACGACGGCCGCGGATGCGACGCAAGCCGTCATCGACCTGACCTTCCCCGCCGGGCTGTACGCCGTCAACACAAGCAACGGCAGCATTGGCACGCTCGGCGCCGCGTTCAATCTGTTGATAAATGGCGCCGTGCCCAGCGCGTCCGGCGCGCGCATCGTCAACATGCAGGGAAGCCGCGGCGGACTTGAATTCCTGTTCGGCAATGTCGGCGGTCCCGGATGGGATTGGGACGGGTTGTTCGGCGTGTCGTCGATCAAGAACGCAACGCCCTTCAGCATCTCGGTATGGGTTGAATTTCAGACTCCCGGCGCGCGCGATATCACCGTCACGCGCGGCACGACATACGAACAACCCAGCTACATAGAAAAGGCGACATGGTGGCAATTCCGCACGGTCAAGACGACCGCGCCGCTTGCGATCAAGGTCCCGCACACAATCCTAGAAGTCAGGGTGCGGGCGAACGATCAGTTGTCCGGGACCATTGACACGCTGTCCGCGATTGCGACGTCGAAACTTGCGACGTGGAACGGGTCCGTGTGGTCGGCGCCGGTCCCGACGCGGAACCCCGCTTGGATATTCGCCGACGTGTTGCGCGGGTCGGCAAACAATCGGCCGGTCGCCGACGCGGGCATCGACCTTCCCGAATTGCTGTTGTGGTCGCAGGACTGCGCCGCCGCCACGCCGAACGATCCGGGCGTCCCGCAATACTGTTGCGACCTAGTCGTCGACTGGCGGGCGACCGTGCGCGAGGTATTGCAAACCGTCGCGGCGTGCGGTCGCGCGGCACTGAACATGCGCGACGGGCGCTTTTCCGTGATCCGTGACGCCGACCCGGGCGCGGCCGTGCAAATCATCACGAAGCGCAATTCATGGGGATTCAACGCGTCGATTCCCTATCTCGACCGCGCGCACGCGCTGAACGTGACTTTTTTCGACGAAACATCGTGGACCGAAAACACGATCCCGGTTTACGCCGATGGCTACAACCTGTCGAACGCGTCGCTATTCGAGGAACTGAAACTGCCGGGCATCGTTCGCCATAATCAGGCTTGGCGATTCGGCCGCTACTATCTGGCGCAAGCGTTGCTGCGGCGTGAACGCGCAAGCGTCACGATGGACGCCGAAGGGTTGATCCCGCAACGCGGGGACCTGATCGGCATTGCGCACGACACGATGAAAGTCGGCGGCTTCCCGTCGCGCATCGTCGAAATTATCGGGACGCAAGTCCGGGTCGATGAACCGATTCAGTTCGGCGCAGCGAACGCGGCGCGCGTGCGGCGCAGCGATCAGCGCGGACTCTCGGCCGTGATCGCCGCGACCGTGGTCGACGTCGTGACGGTCGACCTTGCCGACGTGACCGGCTTCGCCCCGGGCGACATAATCATTCTAGGAACGACGGACGTCATCGTCGGCGATTACATCGTCGAGGGCGTGCGGCCCGGCGCAAACTTCAATACGTTCACGATTGACGTGCTTGAAAACCGGCCGGAAGTGCGCGACGCCGACAAGGGTCCGATTCCCGCGCGCGTGCCGAAGCCGGGCCTGAACCCGGACGGCACGCTTGCCAGTCCCGCCCCGCTTGTGCCGCTGGTCACGTACACCGTGAAGGACGGCGCGCGCGTCTATGACATAGCACTGAACTGGAATCGTTCCCCGCTGGCAGGTTTGTATCGCGTCATGATTCAGGACGCGGACGGCGCATGGCGCGAACTCGGGACGACCAAGGACACGCGTTTCCAATACTCCGTTCCCGCGGGCAATGTCACGCCCGGCCCGCTGACCTTCGGCGTTCAGGCGTTTTCCGCCAACGGCGCCGGTAGTGAAATCGCAAGCGCGGTCGTTACGCTGGACCCGGCCGCGGACCCGTGGCCGAACCCGCCCGCGCCGACCGGGCTTACCGTGCAAACGCGCCCCGACGAAATCGAAATCCGATGGAACGCGGTCGCATACGATTTTATTGACCTGTACGTCGTGCGGATCGGTCCGGATTGGGACACCGCGACGGAAGAATATCGGAACAAGACGCTTGTCCAGTTCATCCCGCCGCACTTGGCGGGGACCTATAACGTCATGGTCAAGACCGTGGACCAAGCCGGGCGCTTGTCGGATTTGGCCGCGGGTCCTGTCCCCTTCACGGTCGTCAACCCGCTGGCCGTGACGATCATCGCGAACACGGTCACGAATACGGCTTATCTGCGCTATGGATCGCTGGCACTCGGAAATCCGGGCTGGACCGCTCAGACAACGCATCGCATTGCCTATTATGAAATTGCGAAGGCGAAACAAACCGCCGCGCCGCCGCTGCGGCGACTGACGCCGCCCGAACACATACTCGCGAACCCCGCGCGGCTTCGCGCCGTGTCGTTGCCTGACCCGCCGCCCGGCACGCAGCGCGTCGCCAAGGACCCGCCGGTATGGCCTGATTACGATCCGCCGACCGGCGTCGGGCGGTCATCGACCGAATTCGTCGTCCTGTCGGAACAGGTCGAAGGCAATTGGCGCTATGGCGTGCGCGCGGTCGACGTCGCCGGAAACATGGCGCCATGGGCCTATGTCGATTTGCTGTTGACCCCGCCCGACAATTTTTTTCAACTCGATCACGTCGACGACATTATCCCGCTGTCGGTCCTTGTCGACGCGCTCGGGATCGACGCCGACGCCGAGTTCACTTATCACGACGGCGCCGCGGCCGAAGATCACATCATGGCTTTCGACACGGCGCAAACATGGGAAGGGCACTTCACCGCGAACGCATGGGCGACCCCGCAAGCGCAAGTCGACGCCGGGTTTCCGCTGTTCGCGCAACCGCCCAGCGCACAAGGGTCAATCACCTTTGAACATGATTACGGGCAAGTGATCCCGCAAGTTCGACTGACGCTTCAAGCCGCCCGGGACGTGCTGGCGCCGACGCCGGTCGTGCGCGGACTGGTCAACATCAAGACATTGCCGGGCGACCCGTGGACGCTGGCGTTTAACGGCTTGCAAGGATCGGTTCCGCCGAACGTGCGCTTCGTTCAGGCAATCGTTTACGTCGAGCCGGGCGCGGACGGCGAGGGCATGGCGATCATGCGCGCCGTGGATTACACGCTTGACGTTCATTACGTGACCGATCAGGGGATGGACCCGGTCGCCATTGGCGGGACCTTCGTCCCGTTTCATGTCGACTATAACGTCGTCGTCAACGTCGTGACGTCGGGCGCATCGCCGGGCGTGGCCTATACAAATTTCGTCATCGCGCCGGACAAGTCCGGGTTGACGCTTTACGCCTTCGATGCGACCGGCGCGCCGATGGCGGGTTCGGTTTCGTGGACTTCGCGCGGCTACTAGGAAAGGAAACGCAATGGACCTGAACGACTTAAACATGCCGATCATGACTTCGCTTTTTGCGGACGTGATCGACACGCTTCGCGAAAACATCAAGCGCGTGAAGGCGGGCGCCGTGCCAATCGGCGGCGGCGTCATCACGGGGAACGTCACGATTGACGGGACCGAAACCGTGACCGGAAAAATTACCGCGCAAGGCGATCAGGACGTCGCCGGATATCTGAGGGCGACCGGCACGGGCGCGATGCGCGTCCCGGTCGGCACGACCGCGCAACGCCCGGCGGTCCCGGTTGCGGGCGACGTGCGATTCAATTCGACGCAAAACGCTTTCGAGGTATTCGGCGGCGCTAGCTGGGCAACGTCCGCCGACGACGCCATCGCATACGCGATTGCACTCGGTTAACTGAAAAGGAAAACACATGGCATCCGCGTTCAAAAAAGCAATCGAACCAAACGTCGGCGTCGGCGCGGTCACCGTGTTGACGGTTGCCGCGGCGAAGGTCATCACGCTTATTGACGTGTCATGCGCGAACGTCGAGCCGGGTAAGTCGCAGGTACTCGGAACCGTGCGCCACGTCTCGGGCGTGAAAACGGCGCACTTGATAAAGGACGGGCCGATCCCCTATGGAAGTTCGATGGTCGTCGTCGGCGCCCCGCGCAAGGTCGTCATGCAGGCGGGCGACCAATTGGTCGCACTCGGCGACAAGGCGAACGCCTTCGATATCGTCGCCAGCTATTTGGAGTTAGACGCATGAGCGAAAACTATATCGGCCGCAGTCCGGGAATTACTCTCGTCGGCGACGTGAATCCCGTCGGGGCTATCGGCTGGTTTCACGGCGTCCCGAACGCAAGCTATCTGCAACTGAACGGGCAGGCTGTGCAAAAGGCCGCTTACCCGCTCTTGTGGGCCTACGCGCAACCCTACCTGACCGCCAATCAAGCGGCGAACCCCGGCCTGTTCCGCGACATCGACGCGGCGACCTTCGCGCTGCCGAATTTCTCGGGGCTTTTCATGCGGTCGACGGGACAGGTCGACGCGAACCATGTGGCTGCTGCGCTCGGCGTGTTGCAAGCCGACACCGTCGGACCCCACACGCACGGATATTTGCAAGTGGGCGGCAGCGGCTCATTTTGCCCCGGCAGTCCGTCACCAACACTTAACCGCGTTACAGCCCCGACCGACGCGAATGTCGGCACGACCGAAACGCGCCCCAGTAACATCGCGCTCGTCGCTTGCATCAAGGCGACGTCTGCGTATGTGGTGCCGCCCACCTCCCCGGGCATCCCGCCAGCGCTGCGGGTATTCGCCGCGTCCGGCAATTGGAGCAAGCCGCCGGGACTGAAGTCGATCAAAGTAACCGTCGTCGGCGGTGGCGGCGGTGGCGGTGGCGGCGGCGGCACTAGCGGCGCGCAATATTCCTGCGGCGCGGGCGGCGGCGGCGGCGGCACTAGCATCAAGATGATTGACGCCGCATTGCTCGGCGCGAGTGAAGTCGTGACGGTCGGCGGCGGCGGCGCGAACCCTGTCGGCGGCGCCGGGGGCGTCGGGGGAACAAGCAACTTCGGCGCGCACTGTTCGGCGACGGGCGGCGGCGGTGGCAACACTTTTGCGCCCGCCGCCTCTGGTCAGGCGCCCGGCGGCGCTGGCGGCGTTGGCGCTGGCGGCGATGTGAACATTGGCGGCGGTGGCGGCGGCGTTGCCTATGCAATGTCGAGCGCATCCGTCCTGTGGGGCGGCGCTGGCGGTTCGTCCGCGCATGGCGGTGGCGGGGCGCAGGCGACCGCCAGCAATGCTGGCGCCGCCGGTCGCGCTTATGGTGGCGGTGGCAGTGGCGCCGCTCTCGCCACGTCTAGCGCCCAACAAGCGGGCGGCGCGGGCGCCGCTGGCGTCGTTATTGTTGAGGAGTTTTATTGATGAACTATATCGGCAACGCACCGGCACTTGCGGACACGCCGCCGCCAGATTCGACTACTCCGCCCGTGATGCGGGTATTCAACGCGAACGGAAACTGGAACAAGCCCGCGGGACTGAAGTCGATCAAGGTCACATGCGTAGGCGGCGGCGGCGCGGGCGGCGGCGCACCGGCAACGGCGGCGGGTCAGTTGTCCGGCGGCGGCGGCGGCGGCTCGGGCGGCGCGTACATCGTCTACCTTGACGCCGCGTCACTCGCCGCGGTGGTCGCGGTCACCGTCGGCGCGGGCGGCGCGGGCGTGAACGGCACGACGGGCAGCAATGGCAACCCGTCGTCATTCGGCGCACACGCAAGCGGCGGCGGCGGGATCGGGGGCAACCCTTCGGGACCGGCGGGGGCAATCGAATCGCAAGGCGGAACGGGCGGCGGCGCGTCGGGCGCCGCGGGCGGCATTGGCTTCGGCGGCGGCGGCGGCGGGCCGGGCGGGGCATGGCCCAGCGGCGGCAACGTGTCGGGCAGTGGCGGCAATTCTATTTTCGGCGGCGGCGGACGCGGCACGGTAAGCAACAACGCGGGCAATCCGGGGCTTGCCATTGGTGCGGGCGGCGGCGGCGCGTGCAATCACGTCAGTCAAGCCGCGCGCGCAGGCGGCGGCGGCGCAGGCGGCGTTGTGATCGTCGAGGAATTTTATTGATCGGATTTCGCAGGACGCCGCCCGACCGGAAGCGCGGCGCAGTTCTGTTGACGGCGGGCCGGTCCGCACATGAGAGGAAAAGCGATGAAGGGATTCATGACGCTTGACGCTGAATACTATGAAGCGGAAACGCCACGCAACGCCATCGACAAGGAAGTCCCCATGCGCCCCAGCGAAGCGCATGCATGGGACGGCGAAAAGTGGTTCATCTCTGACGAGATGAAAGACGCCGTCGCGCGCGAACACGGCGAGAACAAGGACTAGGGACGAAAAAAAGAACCCGGTTTTAACCGGGTCCCTTTTTCACCTTCCGCCCCGTCGCCTTTTTTAAGGGCGGCGGGGTTTCCGGTTGCTTACCACTGACGATGGAAAGCGTCGTCATTTTACATCAGGCGGCGGCGCGCCGTTTGCCCTGCATGCGGACGACTTTCGATTTCGCGGACCCGACGAACTCGCACCATTCTTCCATCATCTCGATGCGCTTTTTGAACTGGTCCGCGTCTTCCGAATAGACGCCTTCCGACCCGCCGATAGTGTGCGCCAGCGCGTATTCGGACGTCAGTCGGTCATAGTGCGCTTCGTCGGTTGCCCATACCTTGAACGACGACCGGAACCCGTGCGTCACGAAGTCCCCGTAAGCCGTCTCGCGTCCCTTGCGTGAACGAAACGGGTCAATGGTCGCCAGCATCGCGCCGTTAGAGAGGGCGACGCCTTCCTTGCCTTTGCACGTCGTCGGGAACACGACGTTGGAACCGTCGACTTTTGATTTGCGCATCTCTAGCAGAATTTCGATTGCGCGCGTCGACAGCGGGACGCGATGGGCGATGCTCATTTTCATACCTTCCGCGGGCACGGCCCAAACGCGCTTTTTGAAGTCGACATGTTCCCATTGCATGAAGCGGACTTCGTTGTCGCGGGCGGCGGTCAGGATCACGAATTCGACCGCACGCGCCGACACGCCTTTGACCTTGCGCAGTTCCGCGACGAACGCCGGGACCAATTCCCAGCGCATCGACTTTTGACGCTTCACGCGCTTGGACTTCGGCAGAATCTTGACGTGATGCGACACGATCTTTTTCAATGCCGGGTTCGTGTACGTCGTGACGAAACGAAGGACGAAGTAACGGTCGATGATTTTCTCGATGCGTGACCGGACCCGTTCCGCCGTTTCATAGCGCGGCTTCGCCTTGTCGTTCTTCGGCGTCGTGATCGCCTTCAATATCGCGATGACGTCGTCGACCGACACGGCGGCGACTTGCTTGCCGCCAATCGCCGGGAAAACCCAGCGTTCAAGCGTGTTAAGCCAATCCTTGTGATGCTTCGCGTTCTTCCAGTCCGGCCGATAGAAGGTCACGTATTCGCGGGCCGCGGTTTCGAACGTGGTCTGATCGCCCGCCAGTCCGACGCGGGCCTTTGCCTTCGCCGCGCGGTCGACCTTCGGGGCAAGCGTGCCGCTTGTGGCTTTCGCGCGTTCCTGAATCGCGAGGGATTCGGCTTGCTTGAATGAGACTGCCGGGAACGGCCCGAGTCCGCGCATGACCGGCGTCGACTTGCCGTTGACCTGCATGCGCCCGCGCCAAACGAACGACTTGCTTCCCGTTGCCTTGACCTTTAGCCAAAGACCATCGACGTTCGTCGGATGCATCCCCGGCAACAACTTGCGTTCGCAGTCGCCTTGCTGCGTGATTTCCAAAAGTGTCCTGTCCATCTCGATTCCTTTCGTCAGTGGGTTTGCTTGCATAAAGGCGAGATAACAACCGCCAATCCGTTATCTCACTTCAGGCATTTTACACACTTTCGGGCGGAGAGGGACGCATTTTAGGGGTTCCGGGACAGCGTCGTTTTCCCCTATGAAAACGGCTTGAGACGCTATGGGACGCCGTGAGATAACACGGGACAGCAAAACGGCAAAAAGGGGACTCCCTCTCCGCCATTTCCGCGTCTAACTCACTGATTCTTCGAACAACGCGAGATAATGTTATCTCGCTTCAGGGGCACGGACCGGCAAAGTTATGCCAAACCTATGCCAAAACTTCAGGACCCCGGGGCAATGCGCGACCTGACGCCGGACGAACGGGAATGCCTCTATACCCGCCACGCGTGCCCGTATTGCCGGGGTCGCGAGTTCATCCCCGGCCCGCGCGAGGGCGTCATGCTGTGCGTGACCTGTCCCCAATGCGGGGCGCAATTCAATGTCGTCATGCGGCGCCATCAACGCCGCGGCTTCGACTTGCCGCCCGGGCAATTGCTGGTCGCCCCATGGGATCGCGGGAACACGAACTTTTGACCTGACGCCGGACCCCGAACATTCCACATGGTCGCCTAGTGGAATTCCGGGGTCGCGCCGCGTCAGGATCGCCCGCCTTTCGTTTTTCGAAAGTCCGACAAGGGAAAGGACCCGCGGGCGCCCTGCGTCGATCCTGAGCCGTTCTAGGCCGCTTCGTTCGCGATTTCGAGCAACACGTCGCCATGGCAGGCCAGCGGGGCGCACCAACACAGCAAGTCCTTGCCGCGTAACTCGCGTCGCGCCGCGGCGACAAGGTCCGGGCGGCGAAGCCTTAGCCAATGCTCATATTTCCGGATCACGTCGTCGCGTGACCCGTCCCGTCCGATAAAGAACGGGTTACCCCATTTCGTCGTGCGGTCGATCCGCACGGCATCAGCGGGATAGGCATCCCGACCGGCGCGCATGCTGTGGACGCGCGGTCGCGGCGCGGCCGTGCAATCCGGGTTATTGCAGGCGGTCCCTTTTGCGAAGGTCCATCCGCACGCGCACGGCGTCCAGCAATCACACTCGCCAGCGGGCGCGCCGCAGCGCGTACAGCGCAACCCGCTGTTGTCACCGCGCAGGAATCTAGCGAAGGCGTCCGGGGACGCTTCGGCCTGATGTGTCGCCTTTACGATTCGCTTCATGTGTGCCCCGACCCGAGAATGCGAACGACTGACATTCTACGGCGGGCAAGTGAAGGGACCGGCGCGCCGACGACGGCTCGATCCGTTCTAGGCCGCTTCGCTGATCTTCGAGGGCGCCGCCGCCTTGGCCCGCGGTTTCTTCGGCTTGCGCCGCTTCACAAGCGAAATGTGAAGCTTGTCGAACTCGCGCGTCCGTTGTGTCTCGAACTCGATTCCGGCTTTCGCCAGTCCCGCGACAATCTCGCGCAGTCGTTCCGGTCGTGACTTGATGGGTCCTTCGTGCCGTTCCCATGACCGAATGGTTACAGCGGATACCTGCAATTGCTTCGCAAGGTCCGACTGTGTCCATCCCAACAACGCGCGCGCCGCTTTCAACTGTGCTGATGTAAGTGCGTTTGCGTCCATTGTCCCTTAGTCCTATGCCTATATGAAATTATGGGTCTGTCCTGCGTGCCCTTTATGACTCGCCTTTCTAAGTCCGCTGTCTAGTTTGTCCTAGCGCGGCTCAAAGCGTCTTAAAAGCGCCTTAGATCGTCTCAGGTCGTCTGAGAACGATCAGCGCGCCATGCTAGCACTGTTGTTGTTTTGCGCAAGCGACAAGCGCAAGCCAGCGGAAAACGGGCATTTGGCCCATTTGACGAAAAGCGAAAGTCGTCCCCGGATACAGCGCATGCCTTAGCGCGGGCATGAATCTTATTTGCCCGCTTTCGTTTTGCGAAAGCACACGCCGCCCGGACCCTTGCGCGCCCGCTTCGCAAAGCGTAACTTGGTCGGTCCGCGGGACTTCCGTCCCGGCAACGGCTTCAAGCGTTCCAAAGGCGGCTAAACACGCCTAACTTTCGAGGGGGAACACATGGCAGGCAAGAAAAAACAGGCACACGGCGGGCGACCCCGCAAGTTATCCCTTCCACGGGTCCCGCTGATGCCCTCCGAACTGAAGCACAAGCCAAACCTGACCGTCGACGAAGTCGTCGCCTTCACGTCGGTTCCGCGGTCGCGGCTGTACCGCATGACCAAAGAGGGCAACGGACCGAAATGGTTTTTCATGGGCAACCGGCGCATGTGCAGGACTGGCGACGTGATCGCATGGATAGACAAGCTTTCGAACGACACGCCCTTACACGCAAACTGACCCGGCGCGAACGCGATGCCGTCGCACGCTATGCCGCGATTGACGCCTTCAACAGCGGGCGCCCGCTCGAAGTCGTGTGCCTGCGCTTGGCGTGCGCGGCGCACATCGCCCGGGACAAGGGCGTCGCCGACGCGCTGGCGCTGGCCGCGTGCGCGTTCATTCATGCCGGGAATGCCTGAGCGCACCGCAGCAAATTCGGTGCATAACCCTGTGGATAAACTCTGTATAAACCGGGTATATCGCGCGGGCGCCGGATTCGCCAAAAAACGCGGATACGGCAAGACGCCAGCGGGACACCGCGGGACGACCCGGGACACTTTTGCGGAATGTGATGCGACGCGCAACGAGACGCCCCGGGATGCGCCGGGATGATTTGGGACGACGGGCACACCTATATATGGTTTTTTATTAAAACCTAATAAGGGGCGACTTTTTGGAATCGCGCTGATCGCGCGATGCTTTCTGATCTGGAATGAATCGCGCGACAAAGCGCGCGATACCGGCGCGACAAGCGCGCCACTGCAAGCCGTGCCCATGGTGCGGGTACGTGGTCAGGCAACCGAAACACAAAAGCGGTTCGGCAAGGACCCGATATGGCGAAGATTGGCCTTCGATGGGACGAGGCACAGTTGCGCGAGTTCGAGCGACGGCAAAACCCGGCCGCGGAAAAACCGCGTCCGCCGCGCGTCGACTCCGAGTCGGAGCGCATCCTTTGGCGCGCGCTGTCGCCGCTGGGGTTCGTGCGCGAATACGAATTCAACCCGCTGCGCCGCTGGCGGCTCGACTTCGCGCACGTCGACCTGTTGATCGCCGTCGAAATCGAAGGACAGGTCCATCGCATCGAATCGCGCTTCCTGAGCGACTTGGAAAAATACAACCGCGTTTGTCTCGATGGATGGCTGTTGCTGCGCTTCGCGCCCGCGCAAGTGCGATCCGACGAAGCCGCGGCCGTGGTATGGGACGCAATGAATCTGCAAGTCGCGCGCGTGGCGGCGATCCGCGTCGGCGCGGCGAACAGGCGGGGGACTGGCGATGCGAATGCGAACGATTAGGGAAAAATGGGAAAGCTACTTGGCGCGAGTGGTCCCGCCCGGCGCAAGCCCGACGCAGGTAACCGAAACGCGTCGCGCGTTCTATGGCGGCGCACTTTCCTTGCTCGATATCGTCAGGCAGTTACCGGCGGACGACGACGCGGGCGTCGCGGAATTGCAAGCCCTCTATGACGAATGCCGGGCGTTCCATAAGCAGGTTGTCGAAGGCGAGGCGTGAAACTGTCATGACCCTACCCTATGACCGGGCCACAAGCGGAAGCCGCGCACTCGACGACATACAACGCATCCTGACGAAGTTCGGATGCCAGCGCTTCGGCACGATGACCGACAGCGAAAAGGGCGAAGTCATCGTCCAGTTCAATTACAAGGGTCGCGAAATCGTCGTCAAGGCATCGTTCCGCGGCTATGCGGCGGCGTGGCTAAAAGAGTATCCCTACTCGCCGGGCCGCACGCGCCGGACCCGGGCCGAACACGAAGCGGCGGCAATGACGCAAGCGCGGATCAGTACATGTTCGATCCTGCGCGACTGGATCAAGGGGCAACTGACGGCAATCGAAGTCGGCGTCCTGTCGTTCGAAGGCGCGTTCCTTGGACAAATTCTGTTGCCGTCCGGAAAGACCGTGTTGGAAACGGCATTGACCAACAAGCAATTGGCGCTTGAAGGCAGTGAATAAACGCAAGACACGCACGCCGGACCCGGAACTGGCGGCGCTGGGCGACGCGGCGATCCCGGCCGCGCTGGCAATCAAGTCGATGCACATCGCCGCACTGCGCGACGATCCGAACAACGCGCGCGAACACAACCCGCGCAATATCCAAGCGATCCGCGAATCGCTGAAAGAATTCGGGCAGCAAAAGCCGATTGTGATCGACGCTGACGGGGTCATCGTTGCCGGACATGGAACCGTCATCGCCGCGCGTGACCTGAAATGGGATCGCATCGACGTCGTCGTCACGCGCCTAGAGGGCGACAAGCGCCGGGCGTTCGCGATTGCCGACAACCGCGCGGGCGAACTGTCGCACTTCGACGAAGCGAAATTGCTGGCGCAACTGCCATCGCTGCGCGAAGTCGGGTTGCCTGTCGGATTCTCTGACGACGAACTTGCCGAACTCGCGGCGGACTTCCGCCCGGCCGCGCCGAAACTGAGCGACACCGCGGGCCGCGCGCCGACCGCGAAGTCGGGCGACCGTCAGGTCATCGTGCGCGCCGTGCTGGCGCTGGAATCGTCCGACCTGTTCGAACGCGCCATCGCGGCAACCGGGTTGCTAAACCGCGAAGACGCACTGAACACGATTTGCAAATCCTACTTGCAGACACTCGGAAAGGGCGCGCCATGATCGAACGCGAGTGGCCGCCGGGACACCGGCTTTTTCCCGAGGGCGGTTTTCATCTGGCCTTCGACCCGCCGGACGGCGAACCGCGGGCCGCGATCCTGTTGACGCTGGACGCGCAAACCAATACCGGAACGATTCTCGCCATCGAGGCGTTCGCGAACGACGCCGACGCGCTGCACTGGTTTTCCGCCGAGTGTGCCAAGCGGGCGGCGAATTGATTACCTGAAAGGGGAAACGATGATCGAAGTTCAATTGCAACACGACCGCATGGCGGGCGACCTGTTGTCCGCGCTGATCGACGAAATCCGCTTGATCCCTAAACCGTGGCCGTCCTTGCCCGAAGTCGAGCAAGCCGAAGTCATCGAGCGATTGCGCGCGCGTGTCACGTCGAACGTGCGCGAAGCCGTGCGTTCGATTGCGTCGACCGGGCGCGTGTCGGTCGCGGCGAAGGTCGAGTCGATGGCCTTGAAGGACGCTTGCAAACTGTTGCTGACGGTCGACGGCACGCGCGAAAAGCATGATTTGCTGGACGCGCTCGGGACGAATGTCGTCATCGTGCTGTGCGACATGGAAAGTTATCTCGGCGGACTCGGCGACGTGAAGCCCGACGACGAACAGCGAACCCTTGACCTTGACCGGGCGACCGGCGAAATCATTCAGCGCGCGAAGCGCGACTCGGACGGTCTGCTATGAACATCTACAAAGGGATGCGCGCGTCGAATGGCAGTGCGGCCGTGACCGTCAACGGGAAGCCGCTGCGCTTGCGCTTGGACCTGTTCAACCATAGCCCGACCGGGTTCGAATGGGGCTATTCAGGGTCCGGCCCGGCGCAACTGGCGCTTGCGATATGCGCAAACGAACTGAATCACGACGCGCTTGCCGTGCGCATTCATCAACACTTCAAGGCGCGCGTGATCGCGTCGATTACGGCGAACGAATGGACCATGACCGGCGAGGAAGTGCGGGCCATTTGCACGACCCTTGCCTTTCGCCCGGGCGGAAGTCAATTGGACTAAGGTCCAATACCAATCCTATCAATTGATAGATTTCGTTCTAAACATAGGCAATATGTGTACTAGAACGGCATTAAACCGTCTTGCTATAAACGAAACTTTCGTTTTTAATACTTGCGGGGTCGCCCCGGTCGCATCGTCGGGGCAGTGGAGTGGCCTAGCGACCGCATGGCGGGCGGGACCCCTACGGGAGACACCGTGACTAATGTCCGAAAGGAACGTGAAGCCGACCGGGCGCAACGCCTTCGCCGACGCGTCCTTGCCTCATGCATCACGCCGGATGTTCTGGAAACGCGCGGTTCAATGGGCCGCGCGTTTGATCGCGTTTGGCATCACGCCCGCTCGGGCGTGGTCTTCGAGGAATCCGAAACCCTGTCGGCATCTCTGGCGCGCGCGCGCCCGCACTGGTCGGTCTATCAGGGCGACGCCGTGCGGGCACTCGCGGGCGGATTCGCCAAGGATCGCCCGTTCGACGTGGTCGACGTCGACGTCGAGGGGCGCGCGCTGGCGATGCTCGATGCGCTGTTCCGGCCCGGCCGGACCTTCGCGCCGGTCGTGCAAGTCGTCGTGCGCGACGCGGGTCGACTGAAAGCGGCGAACACAAAGGGAATCGCCTTGGCGCGCGTTACGCAAATTATCGGGCGCCACGGCGGGCGGCTTGCCGACGTTTACCTTCAGGCCATGCGCGAATGTATCGAAGCCTTCGGCGCCGCGCTGGGATATCAACTAACTTTTTTCGACGGATGGCATTGCGGGAATCGCAACGCGCTGTCCGACTATTGGGCCACACTAAAAAAAACATGAACACGAAACCGAACTGTCCGGTATGCGATACGCATCTCGACAACGCGCGCGGATTCAATGGGCCGCTTCAGGCGGGACACGCGACACTGTGCGCGATTTGTCTGTCGATGCTGATCGTCAACAACGACATGACCTTTCGAGTCGCGCAAGACGGCGACGGCGCCATCGAGCGAATGCGCGCCTTCATTCAGGAACCCGAAACGCTGATTTTTCTTTTCCGCCGCGCCGCGCTGGCGGACTCGCACCTTGACGCACTCAAAGCGGCGCATGAAGCGCTGCGCGATCAGGTGAACAATCCCGGCAGTCTGACGCCCATGAGGGCGCGCGCCACGCTGCAAGCGGTCGGCGATGCCATCGAGCGGGCGAACGCCGAGGAAACAAGGCAAAACGGCAGGGAGCAACAAAGCGGGACTTGATCCACAACAGCGAAAGGAAAGGGACAGCATCATGCACGCACTAAACGTCCGGCAACTGCGCGAATTCCCGATAGCGGAAGACGCCGACGAAGTGAAACGACCGTTCAGGCTATGGGACTCCGCGGCAAAAGAGCAAGTCCGATGGGCCTACTTCAAGAGTCTGCGGCACGCACACACGCGCGCGCTGTCGGAAGCGGCATGGTCGAAAGGCGATTCGGTTTTCGAAATCTTCGACTGTCGCAACGGCGGCTTGCGCGGGCAATATCATCGCCAAGGATCGCAGATAAAATTCTGGCGCAGTTCGCATTCCGTAGACACGACGGTCTAGGATCATGGCGAAACCAAAAAAGGGAACACGACGGTCCGGCGAGGAAATCGAAGAACTGACGCGCAAAATTGCGCCGCTGATCGCGGGCGGCATGACGGCGCGGGATGCTTGCGAAAAATTCGATTTAAGCGAAGGCACCTATCGGCGCACCGCGGTCAGTTTGGGTTTGCCGACCCGGCCGAACGGCAAGGGGAACGGCGTTGTTACCGGGTCCATGTCGGTCAAGAATTTCCCGCCGCGTCCGAAAAAGGGAAAGGGATCGCGCACGCCGCGACCGCTCGACATGAACGACGTCGGCGCGCTGGCGCACCGCATGACGGTCATTGACCGCAAATTGCGCGGCTTCACTGCGCTGCGCGCGGAACGCAAACAGGTCGCCGACGCGTTGCTGAAACTGTTGCAGTCCAACCCCGATCCGTCATGAACGACGCCGAACTGTTCGCATCGCTGCGCGCGCAAGGTTACCTTGACGTGCGCCGCATTCGCGACGGTCCGGTCATTGGCGTTTGTCCGATGTGGTCCACGTTCGGCTTGATGGTCGGTTGCGACGACGGGAGTTATCAAAGCCGCTATTGCTATGAAGACGCCGCCGACGTCGCCATCGCATTTCGCCAATGGGACGGCACGGGCGATCCGCCCGGGCCTTGGATCAAGCACAAGGGCGCGGGCCGCGCGGATCGCTTGGGACCGGGCGCACTCGGCGATGCCGGACTACTTTGAACGCGTCGCGCGCCGCATGTCCCGGTCGGTCGCCGCGGGGACGTTCAACAGTTACGATACGATTTTGCGGCGGCTTCACGAACACTTCAAAACCGAGGCGGCGTTGCGCGCATACATCGCGGGTTGCGAAGCCGAAGTCGCGCGCATCGACCCCGGCGCCGACTTTCACTTCCTTGATGATTCATGACGAACCCGCTAAACCAGTTGCCGCTTGATGCCGAATGGGTGCGCAAGTGCGACGAGATTGCCGAGAATGCAGCGCGCGAACTCGGATGCGACGTCGTGCTGATCGCTGGCAAGGAAAACGCCAAGACCGGCGTTTGCATCGCCGGGACCGGCGCGGTCGCGAAGATGTTTCACGAAGACATGCCGCGGGCGCTGGCGAACATGGCGATGACCTTGGCGGTATCGCAGGCGTTTGACGATCAGGAACCCCGGCAATGAGAAACCTAACCGAAGTCGAAAAGGCGGAACTTCATTCGCACTGCATTTTCTGCAAGCAAAGCGGCGAGTTTTGGGAAGGACCGCACGGCGGCGCGTCGGTCAACATTTATTGCGGCGCGTGCTGCGCCGGGTTCAACGTGTCGCACACGCTGATGACGTGGCAACTGATCGCCTATCCAACATTCGAGGGCCGGGAAGCGGCGCAGGAACGCTTGCGCGGCATCCTGAAGGGGCGGATTAAGACGCCCGCGTTTTTCCACGAACTGACGGCGCGCCTTGACAACCCGTTTCGTTAGGCGCACGCGCAAGCCGCCCGCCGGTTTCGTCGAAGTGTCCGAAGCCCGCTATCGCGAGTTCATGCGAATGGCGCGCCGCGGCCTGATACACGGCAGCATTGCAGTCGCAATCTCGATTTGGGTAATGTGGGTCGGCACGCAAGAGAACTCGACCCTGACGCAGGCGGGCGGCGCGATCCTGTTTGCGCTGAACGCGTCCCTGACTTACCGTTACGCGTGGGCTATCTTTAACGCATGGCGCATCAACCGGCACAACAGCAAACCATGATCGACCGCCTTCCCGTCCTTGATCCGCGCAACATTCCCGAGGGGTTCGTCACGCGGGCCTATTGGCGCACCGCGTCTAGCGTGTTTATGCTGGCCTGTTCGATTCTCATGCTGTGGGCCGTGTCGCAAGGGGAACTCGACAATGCGCTATTGCGATTCCTGCGCATGATCCTGCAAGGCATGTGGGTTGTACTGATCGCGATGCACGGCGAACGCGCGACGTTTTGGGTTTGGGTTTGCCTATGGATCGCACGAAACCGGGGAAAGGTTCCGCGCCGATGAACGACGAACAACAAGCCCGGCAGGACAAATTGCGCGCACTCATGGCGGACATTCGCGAGACGTGCGCGCGCGCGGACGTTGCCGCGGCCGTGTTGCTCTATGACGACCATCAAAGCGAACAACTGATGTTCGTCGAGCCGACGTGGTCACGCATGACGCACGACGAAGAAACCGGCGCCGTCCGCATTCGCTCGAAAGCGGCGGACTATGGCGGCGACAAGGAAAGGCAACGCGACGAACTCGAACGCACGGTCGGAATGATTTTCCATTTCGCCGACTACGGAAAACGACTGGTCGCGAACTGCGACTTGCTGACAATGATGCTCGAAAAGCACGGCGGACTGAAAATCGAAACGACGCGCGGGAAGTTCACGCCGCACCGTCCGCCGGTCAAAAAGCGGACGGATCACTGATGCAACCGGACCCGCCCCTTTCCCTTTGGACCGTGTATTACAACCCCAGCGATTACCCCGGCAAGTTCGTCGCGCGCCGGTTCGAACTGGACAAGCCGACGCACGACGTCGTCGTCGCGGACACGCTCGACAACGTGCGCGCTGGCATCAGGATGAGGGCGACATTCCTGCTCACCCGCTTGGATCGCAATCCCGGGGACGACTCCGTCATCGTGGAAACGTGGATATGAAAACGTGGACCTTCGATCAAATCGCCGACGATCTGGCGATGACGGACGAAGAAAAAAAAGCGGTCGTCAAGGAAGCGCTTGAACTGATCGTCGCGATTGGGGACCTGTTAGCCGGGCGCAACCCTAGCTTGCAGGGCGCCGCGCTGGGCGAACTCGTCTCGCGTTGGCTTGGCGGGCACCATCCCGAGACGCGCGAAGTCGCGTGGATCGCGTTTCGGGCGTTCGTCGAGGAACTGAACACGATCAACTTTCCCGAGATGGACAAAGTTTTCCGGGCCGCGCAAGCCGCGCAAGACGCGCAAGACGCACAAGACAAACAAAGCAAACACTAGAGGGGAGCATCGAGCATGCCGCGCTGGGAACGAAGCGAACAGGAACCGCGAACGCGAACGGGGATTTGCTGCGGGGAGCGCTGTCGCCGCAAGCGCTACAAGCCGGACGTCGCGTTGTATCTCGCATCGCCGTCGCGTTATCGTTGCCGCGCGTGCTTCCGGTTCGAGCGGGGTTATCTGCCATGATCGGACCCGGCAAATATAACGACCTAGTGACCGAGATACGCCAGCGCACGAAAGCGGTCGCCGCGATTCTGATCGTCATCGACGGCGTCGACGGCAACGGCTTCGAGTGTCAGGCCGATATGGCGACGACACTGCGGCTTCCCGAGATTCTCGAACACATGGCGGCGGAAATCCGCGCCGGTCACAGACAAGGCCGCTTGTGAAGGACGAACGGGCGGGCCGCTGTGAATGGTGCGACGAGCCGGTCCGTGCGGACGACCCGGTCGCGGAATGCAACGTCCTGATGCATCACGAATGCGGCATGCGGGCCATTCTCGGCGGCGCGAATCACCTTTTGAAACTTTGCACGTGCTGCGGCGGCACGTTGCCGCCCGACCCGCCGGAACTGACCCGGCGCGAGGCGGCGCGCTTGGCGCAAAAGGTTTTCTATTGGGTTCGTGAATTGCAAACACTGTTCGACAACCCGAGGGCGGGCAAAAAATCATGATGCGATATCAAGGAAAAATCCCGACGCGGATCGCGAAGCTTCCCGTCGACGTGCGCGGCTATCCCGTGCCGTGGTTTGTTCAATGGTTCGACGGCAAGCCCGACTTCCGCGTCATGGATTCGCGCAAGATGGCGCGCGCGGTCAAGGATCGGCGATGCTGGGTTTGCGGGGACAAGTTCGGGCATCTCGAAATTATGTGCTTCGTCATTGGCCCGATGTGCGGCGTCAATCGCGTGAGTGCCGAACCGCCATCGCATCGAGAATGCGCCGAGTTCAGCGTCAAGGCGTGTCCCTTCCTGACCTTGCCACGTGCGCAGCGTCGCGAAGCCGCGTTCCCCGATGCGCCGCTACAGGAAACGGGCGTCATGCTGTCGCGCAACCCGGGCGTGTCGTTGCTGTGGCTTACGGATTATTACGAAACATTTCGCGCGCCGGTCATGAAGTCGGCACACGGCAACGGCGGCGAACCGCTGTCGCCGGGGATCATGTTCACGCTCGGGGACCCGGTCGAGTGCATTTGGTATCGCGAGGGCAGACCTGCGACGCGCGCGGAATGCGTCGAGTCAGTCGACAGCGGAATGCCGATCCTGCGAGACGCCGCCGACGGCGGCGCCGCACTCGCGTCGCTCGAATACTGGCATGACGAACTCGCGCGGTTGATGCCAGCATGAAGCCAAAACGCGAAGCCGTTTTCAAAGTGCAACGCAAGATGTGCGCAACGTGCTTCGTTCGCTTTGTCGACGAGGATTGTTGATGGACGCGCCGCCGCACATCTTCCGGCAAAACGACGAAGTCATGATCGGCCGCGAAGGCATTCACGTGATTGGGCACGTGACGCTAGCGTCGTCGAACGGGTTGTCGCTCATGCTCTGCTTTCAGGCGATGCTAGGCGGCTACGTCGGCATGATGCCCGTGCTATTCGAGGGCGGGGAATTCCGGGACCTGATCGAAGGCAAGCCCGTCACGCTGCGCCCGTGGAAACCACAACCCGGCGCATGAGCGCATTCCGCTTGCGCTGCAAGGTCATGGAACGCGACGGGCGCCGCTATCTCGTCGCGCTGGGCATGGCGTTGCCGCCCGCGTGCGTGTACATCGACGCGTATTGCATGAGCGACGACGAAACCGTTTCCGTGCGGCTCACGCTCGACGAGTGGAACGCGTTACCGTTTCACTGGTTCGAAGACGCGGGCGACGCGCCGCCCCGGGTAGACAAGTGGCGCCCGGGCGTTTACGTCGGGCCGGGGAAGACGTGACCGCGGGCGAAACCGGCCGTTGCGAATGGTGCGGGGAAATCGTGCCGCCGGGCGTCCCGTGTACGTGCGCCGCAACGGTCCGGATCGACGAACTAGAACGCGCCTTGCGGGCGCTGCGCAAGGTCTGCGACCATCAATACCGGCTAGCACTGCACAGGTGGCAACGGCCCGGGCCGAAGGATCGCGCGCAAAAGGAATTCGCGGTCATCGACGCGTGCCAGCGTGCCGACGCGTTGCTGACCCGGAAATAAAAAAGCCGCCCCGAAGGCGGCTTGAAGGGTTACGGATTGGTCAATAGCGACGCCGCCAGTTCCCCGGCGGTTTTCTCGAACTTGTTTGCCAGCGTGCGCAGGGTTGCCGCTTTCACGGGGTCCCCGACGCTGGCCGCAAGGTTTCGGGTTTGTGTTGCTCGGGCGCGATACCCTGCGATCCGATGACGCAAAAGCAATTGCCGACGATCCGCGTTCAACTGCGCTTCGATCACTGCAAGGCGTTCGCGCGCGGCTTCCGCTTGACGCAACAAGAGTTCGCCGCGCTGCGGGTCGCCGCTTTCGATTGCCTGATGCTCTAGCAACGTGATCCGCGCCCGCCAAGCGGCGCGCCGCCGGTTCAGGACCCGGCGCGGCTTCATTCGATATCGTCCGGGTACATGCCGCCGGGAACCGGGTCGTTTTCTCCCGGCAAATGCGACAGCGTGACTTCGGGGTCGAGCAAGGCATGCCCCGTGCGCGCTTGCGGGTAGGCCGCTTGCGCCGCTTCCATCGTCGGGAACGACTCGATGAACCGCTTCAGCGTTTGCCCGGCAAGCACGCCGCCGGGTTGCACGAAGAAGCCATGCACGTCGAAGCCGCCGCGGTCGCTTTGCCTGATCGTGTGATAAAGATAGTTCATTTGCATTGTCCTTTCGTCAAAGTGGCGGATTTCAAACGTCAAAGCCATACGCGGCGATTTCGTATGCGCGAATTTGCGCCTTCAGGGCGCCGAGTTTGCGCGCCGGAACGCCGCCTTCCTTGTTGGAAAACAAGACGACGTCGCGCGCCGCTTCCAACAGTTCCGAAATGGCCTGATGATGTTCGGCCGCGACCTTTTGGAAGCCGCGCCAATAGGGCCAATATCCGGTTTGACTGCGGACGGACTGGGTAACGATGCCGTGCTTTTGCTTTACGTCGATTTCCATCGCGCGCTTCCATGCGATCGCTTCGTCCTGATGCTTGAACATTTTCGACATATGCGGCGCACCCCTCACGCGCACTTGCGCCAAGAATCTGTCTTCGCCCGCCGCGTCTTGAGAACGGGTAACGCCGTGAAAGCTTCGTCTCTTTTTTATCATGATGTTTCCTTTCGTCAGTGGTTTCGGGCAAGTCGCCCGGACAGCGCGGTCGCTGTCCGCACGACTCGCATGCGGTCCTTCGTTAGAACACGAACAGCGATGCGATAGCCAACACGGCGACAAGCGTCAGGATTGCGTTGACCCGCTTTCCGTTGCGCCATTCTGCGAACGGCATGCATACAAGCTTGATCGCCCCGCGCACCAAACCGAACCCCAGCAAAGCACCGATGAACGTGCCGTCGACTTTTCGCGAGGCGCTAACGCCCATGCCCTTTGCAATGCGCTTGTGCAAGTAAACCTTCATTGTGTTTCCTTTCGTCAGTGGATTATGGGCAAGTCGCCCGGACAGCGCGGTCGCTGTCCGCACGACTCGCGTGCGGTCCTGCAAGATCAAAAGCGCGGGTCGACCCGGTCAAACGATGCCGGTGCCTTCGCGTCAGGCGATTGCGTGACGATCAGGAACACGGCAAACCCGATCCAAGAAAAACACACGACAACAAGTAACCATCCGAACTTTGCGCCGCCGCGGGAACGGCTCGAAAAAATAACGTACAGCGGCGGGGACAAATACAAAAAAGCAACGACAAGAAACAACAGCGTCAAGGCGGCGTCCATGGCTATTCCTTTTCCGGTTGCATGTACTGCAACCCCTTCGCCTTGTCCGCCTTGTGCCGCTTCGCCGCGTAGTTTGCGGCGATGCCGTTTTCCTGCAAAACGTCCATGTACGCGCGGGCGTCCTTGCCCGAACGGAAGTGGCGCTTGAACTTCGCGCCGTTGATCGTGTATCGAACCGTGTAGTCATAGACATGATGACCGGCGGATTCCGCTTCGTCGACGGTCAGGTCGACGCGCACAAGGTCCTTGCGATTGACCGCTTTCGTTTTCATTTCCTGTCCTTTCGTCAGTGGTTTCATTCGTCGCTTTTCTTGACGCGCTTGGCGATCAGGTAAACCGCCGGGACGCCACGCGACGACGAGATGCCAAGCGGCGCGCAAACCTGAAGCCGCGCGCCGACCTGTTCGTCCTTGTTGGCCCATACGTCACGGATCACGTGAATCATGACGGCTTCGTCGTCGCGCTCGGTCACGACGCCTTCAACATAACACCCCGAGTCCAAGCCGGGGAAGTCATACGAACGCACGACGTCGCCGCATTCGATGCTGTCTTGCCCCGCCGCGTCGACCGTCGCTTCGCCCGCGGACAAAGTCCATTGCCTTTCCATTTCGATTCCTTTCGTCAGTGGTTTTCGGGCAAGTCGCCCGGACAGCGCGGTCGCTGTCCGCACGACTCGCGCGCGGTCCTGCTTTACCTTCCCGGCACACGTTCCGCCTTCGGTTCCCATGCCGCCCAACCCGTGAGGCACTGTTCGGCATATGCCTTCGTGACGTTGTCCGCATGCACGATGCGCTTGCGCTTGCCGCCGGTCGCGACCGCGCGGCACTCCAAGCACATGCCGCTAATGCAGCAAAGTCGCGTAACGCGATAGTTCCGTTTCTCGTCGACCATGGCTTACCCTTTCGTTGATTTAACGGCGTCGGCGACCCGGGCGCCGAACTGCGCGCGCGTCAGGACCGACAGTTGTCCGGGACTCATGAAGCAACCGCCGGACGCTTCGACTTCAAGCGCGCCGACCGCATGCAAATACCATAAGCGGGTTTGCCTGTCATACCACAACACGCACCCGCCCTGACTCGCGATGCGCTTCGCGTCGTCCGCCCTCATGCGCGCCGCCCCGGTTCGTTGATGACGACGGCGCGATGAAAGCGGTCGAACCCTTCCCGGAACAACAGCGCGATGTGATGACCGCCGCGGTAGACTTGCCACCAATGCGGATTCAGCGCGAGGGCGTCGACCGCCGTTTGCACTTCGTCCAGCGTGTTGCACTTCGCCGCGATGGCGGTCAGGTCGTTGACAAGCGTCGAGTGCATCAACCTTTCGTTTTCGAATTCGATTTCCATTTGCGTTCCTTTCGTCAGTGGTTTCGGGCAAGTCGCCCGGACAGCGCGGTCGCTGTCCGCACGACTCGCATGCGGTCCTGCGTTTACTTCGATGCCGCCTTGTACGCGTTCGCCGTGATCGTCGCGTTTATGTTCTGCGCCAACACGTCCAAGTCCAGCGCGGCTTCGCGCGCTTTCTTCCGCTCCGACGGCGACGTCGCAGCGCGCGCGATATCGCGAAACACGACGGCGGCGTCTTCCGCTTCGTCGGCAAGCATCCGCAACACGACGTTCGACTTGCCGCCGCTGTAGAACATCGCGCCCTTTCGTTGCATGCGCATCAGGTCGAACGTGACGTCGATGGCTTCCTGCTCTGTGATGCCGTAACTTTCCTGCAAGTCGGGTTCGTCGGCGACGATGCGGGCCTTGTGTGCCAGTTCGCCGAGTGCCGCCTTTGTGGTCTTAATCATCGTTGTTCCCTTTCGTCAGTGGTCGGGCAAGTCGCCCGGACAGCGCGGTCGCTGTCCGCACGACTCGCATGCGGTCCTGCGTTAGCTGGCGGCGCGCGCCGTGTGATACGCGGCGGCGAAGCGCGGCATGAAGCAATCTTCGAGGGCGCCGGTTTCCCGGTTGATGTGCCGCCGAATGCCGAAGACGTCGTGCGCGAAGTCGCCATCCGGCGCGGCTTCGAGTTCGTCGAGCGACAGCGGGCATCCGTTGCGATGGCACGCCGTCAGGTCCATGACGGCTTCCGTCTTCGTGTAATCGACGTTGAACCTGTCCGCCATGTCGAGGGCGCGGCATGCGATGCGTTCGACGACGGCGAATTCTTCCGGCTGTAGTTTGAAATCAATCATTCGTGTTCCTTTCGTGTCAGTGGTTTTTCGGGCAAGTCGCCCGGACAGCGCGGTCGCTGTCCGCACGACTCGCATGCGGTCCTGCATTACGCCTTCTTTGCTTCGCGGCGCGCGATTTCCTTCAGGCAACGGACGCAGGTTACTTTGCTGCGGTCCGTCGTTTGCGCGTGCGAGTAACTCGACTTTTGCGCGCCCATTGCCGAAGCCGAACAGGCGGACGCGCTTTTGTAGCCGTACATGGGAACTGAAAAGTGCATCGTGCGCGTCTTCGTGCCCTGTTCGTCTTGCGGGATCGGCTTCAGGTCGCGCACCTTGAAGTTATCAATCCGGGCCTGAAGCCAAACGATGTAGTCTTCGCGATTCTTTATCTCGTCGCTGACTTCGCGCACCGTGTTCCGGTTCGCGTAGGCGATCAGCGCGGCGGCGCTGGTCACATCATACTGTTTGACTTCGCCTTGCTTGCCGTCCTGCTTGGTCCACGTGATGCGGAACGATGAATAACTTTCGTGCTTGTGTTCTTCCATCGTGTATTCTGCGGCCGTCAACCGGCGACCGATATATCCGCCCTTCCCGCCGTTGCGTTCGCGCTGATATTCGGAAATGAATATGTCCGTGAATGTCGGCGACGTGATTTCCTTCAGGAACGCTTGCCGGTCGACGATGACTTTGCGTTGGCGCACAATCTGGTCCGCAAGCAAGTCTTTCGACTGTTCGTAAGGCAGATGACGCGAACCGTCGCACGTGCCGACAAACATATTCCATTGCACGCTGTACCCGTGCAACGAAAGACGCCCGCCGTAGGGCAATTTTTGCGTGTGGCCGCACAGTTGACATTCGCCGTAATGGGTTGCTGCTTTCATGATGAATCCTTTCGTCAGTGGTTTTGATCGGGGAACAAGTCGCCCGGACAGCGGGGCTTCGGTTCGCTGTCCGCGCGACTCGCGCGGTTCGTTTGGTGAAAGCCGGTTTTCGAACTCCGGCGCGCTGATCCCTTTCGTTTAATCTCGCGGACCATCAGACGAGTGCAACAGGTACATACAGAATTATACGCCTAGCGTAAGGAAATGCAATAGCCGTCAATGCCTAAGAACGGCATAGAAACAAGGTGTTACGCCGGTATCTCATAATTCCGCCCGCATTTCAACGGCATGGCGCTATCCTTACGCTATGCCGAACAATCCGTTTTATAAAACGCGGGAATGGCAGGCGGCACGCGGACACGCAGTCAAGCGCGCGCACAAGCGTTGCGAGAACTGCACTGCGGACGTCTCGGGGAAAGGGGCTTCCCGTGTGGACCACATCATCCCGCGCGCTGTACGCCCTGACCTTGCTCTGGTCGACTCTAACCTTCGTGTGCTGTGTGTGAACTGTGACGCCAAGCGCCATGCACACAAGGCAACCGGGGCGCCCGCTGGCCTATGGTCCGACCTTCGTCCAGTGGACCGCTCGGGATGGCCTACCGCACCCGGTCACCATTGGAACCGGACCGGATGATCGCATCATCCTTCCTTCAGACCTGTAGGGCATACCTGTTCGGCGATCAACAACGGGGCCATGACATGTCGAGACTGATAAGCGAAGCACGCGCAAGGGGACTCGAACTCCCCTTCCCTGAGCCGCCCGGATGCGTTGGCGTTATCTCTGTTGGCTATCGCAACGAATGGGGATCGCGTTCCGCCGTCGTGCTGATCGCCAGCGGGTACGCGGCATGCTGCGAACACGGCGCGGTCATCGCTTGCAATTCGCCCATGCAGGCGTTCGCGCGCATGCGTCGCCCGGCGTTCTGTGACGAGTGCATCGCGGTCGCTGTAAGAGAGGGGCACACCCCGCAAGCGTAGGGCGGGGGGGGAGATTTCAAAAGGTCGAAGGTAGTCCGCCGAC